TTTTCTAAGAAATATTTAGTCGAGCCATTAATAGTTCGCTCTACCAAGGCATACAAAATGCCTTCCATAGCGGTAATACTTTTAATTGATCCTTGTGTTTCCCACTTAGACCACGAACTAATTTGTTCATTACGAGCAGCATGATAAACAGCTAATGTGCCGTCATTGTTTAAGAAAAAAGCAAATTGTTCTGGCCTGTTCTTTAAGCCGTAAATAACGCTACTTCCAACAATCCCATCAATATCCAACAGATTACTAGCAACAAGCGATATCGCGTTCGGCGTATAGCCGCCCTCAATTTCTTCCCATTTATATTCACGAATAACCCTACCCGTGTTTTGCACAAACAATGTTGCTCGGTCAAATGCAACAGGTCTTACATTAGAACAACCATAAGATGATTGACGACTAATGTTTACATCCGTTGGCGTTAATGGTTGATTAGAATTTTCAGCAGCATAAAACTCAGCTTGATCAGTAAACACCTGCAAGTGTCCTGCTGACACCAAGTGTTGAATAGTGTTTACTTGGTCAGATGCAATAGGCACTTGAATCGATTCGTCATCAAGAGCCTCGCCTGTATCAAAGTTAAAAAAGTTACTTACCTTTGAGCTAAATAAATGTGCAGGTAAATCTCGTGATCCGCCAAACCATAAACGCTGACCATGGAAAACAACGCTTCGAGGATAGCCTCTTGCATCACTAAATACAGATTCTTTCCAGTCGCGAGTAGCTAATGGATTTACTTCTGTAGCTACGGCGCTTACAACTTGTGCTGCACCAGATAAACCACCAACAGTAGCATCACCAGTAGACTGAGTTTTAAAAGTTACATTCTTTAAGTTAGCAACTTTAAGTGTTGTTGATGTTGGTATATCAACAATCTCGCCTTTAGCTTCTGTCGTTGTTTGAGTAATTATTTCGCCAATAACATACTCATAGGCATCAGGAACAGTCAGTGTTTGATCTTGGAAGAAATCTTCTTCTACAGAGCAAGTTACTTGTAATGAATTTAAATACGTATGGATTAAAGCCTGTTGACCATGAATTGAAACTCTTGATCCAACATGATCAGCAGTCCAGTGCGCAACATTTGTATTTAAAACAACATTACCGCCAGAGTAATCGCTCGGACGAATCGTTGTCGTAGGGTCTTGGAAAGCGTAAAAAGGCTCATAAGACTTGCCGCCAGATAAATCCTGATCAAACGTAAAATCTTCTTTTGCAAAAGTTGTTGCGCCAGTACGACCAACAATCTGAGTCTTAAAGTTTTCGTGAGTAAAGATAGCTATGTCATTACGCTGAGTATATCTAACTTCATACAGCGTATCGTCAGTCCACTCAAAGTTGGTAAGCGTATCTAATAAGTTACCATCAACATCATATACATCAAGATGACCATGCGTATACGAATCGTAATGATACATTGCAAAAATGTATAACTGATCTTGATTAAACTGAAAAGGTACTAGTCGAGCAGATTGTGAAAGCTCAGCTAGGAATTTCATTCCGGGTCTGCGCTTAATGCCACCCTGAACTAGCTGCATAAAGTTAGTAAGCGTAGCTGCGCCATTTGTATACGAGCGAGTATCGCTACGCGCAGTCATCAACGGGTCAAGTTGTCCAGCCGAGAAATTGGTCTGGAGTTGTCTAACCCTACGCATAACTACAACCTTACATTAACTAAACGATTTTGATTAAGCTTTCTGGTTGTTTGAGATGAAGCGTCAATGTTTCTTGCTTTGCGAAGTTGAAGCTCAGCCTTTTCATCTAATAGCTGTGCTAAATCCGACTGCATACTGACACCACTTGCTAGTGCAGAAGATAAACGATACTCGATCCCAAGCCGAAAAAATGCGGGCCAATCAATCTCTTTAACTCGATATGTTCCATCAAGCACAACAGATTCATTTATACCTGCGTTACAGTAAATATTATCATCAAAACGATCATATGAAATATTTTGATCATTCACCGTTACAGCTCTGATCATTAATATATCGCTTGGTATTTGATAAGCAGCGTCCCACTTAGATGCAGGAGTTGCTGTTAGTCTGTTTAACGTGCGCTGTGCCATCGCAAAACGCCACGGATAACCAGACAGTTCGGACTCAACAATTTCATCGTATATAGCATTAAGGACAATAGCTTCAGAAGTATTGTCATTAAACGATGTAATTGGCTGCATACCGATTAACGCACAAGCTTTTTGTGCAATCGCTATGTCTGTTGTTGCGCCCATTAGAATCTCCAAGAAAGGGGGCCGAAGCCCCCAGTCTATTAGCTACCGTTAACTACGGTAACAGTTGTTGCACCAGTGGTACTAGAAACAACGCAGATGTCGATGGTTGGAGTAGATGAATCGATTACGATAATCGCATCACCTTTCTTCAACTCAGCGTATGCGCTATTGAAGTAGCCAGAAGCAGCAACAGTAGCAATCGCGTCTGATGACTTGTAGATGTACATTGATTCGTCACCTACATTCATACGCTTCATGTTGTCAGCTGAATATGCCATGTTTCACCCCCAATTAAGATTCAGTGTGCTTGAGGATATAACAACCATTGTCGTCAATCAGGACTGCGCCCTGCGACATGGTAGCAACCATCAAGTGCGCTTGCTCTTTACCCTGCCAAGTAACGTCCATTGATACTTCAGCACCAGACGCAGCACCAACTGCTGAACGGTGATAAGCCAAAGAGTTACGAACAGCACCAGTAGATGACAAGCCAGAGTGAGTCATGACAAAGAATGACATGAAACGCTTAGCAGACATGCCCGCGCCTTTCCAAGGTAGCTCAGCTTCAGGCACGTAATCACGGCTTGAGAACTCAGTGATACCCATCAAGTCAGTCCAACCTTGTGGTGAAACCAACAAGTAACGCTGACCATCATCTGGAACGTCACCGTTACCAAATGCTTCGTAGATTTCCTCAAGTTTAGCTTGAGTAATCGCACCAGTAGCGGTAGTTGCATTACCAGAACCGTCAACAGAATCAATGATAAGTTGATCAGATTGACGACCCAAAGCGTTAGACAACGAAGTAGATACAGCGCCACGCTCATCGTGCTGAATTTTCAGCTCGTCAAGCTTGTCGATGTATTCACCTAAGTAGTAATCACCAAGAGTACATTCAACCTTCGTATGCTCTAGGTTTGCCAATGGCACCTGTGCGTTACGAGATTTAGTACCTGCAACAGCAGTACCGATCTTTTGGAAGGTAGTAGATTCGCCTTTGACGTTAGTCTTGCGGCGTACAGTATTGAGAAGCTTGGCACCATTGCGCTGATAAGCCAGATGTACTTCGCTCTCAAACTGTTTGATAAAGGCCGTATCGATTGTATTAGCCATAACAGTTCTCCATTTGAGTTAAACAAATCAGCGGTTGTCCTCTGAACTTCAATCTAGTTACCCATGGGGCTAGATGTTCGCGCAGCGGGGCCACGGTTGAAATATATACAAGGGTTCACAGGTTAGCAAGTACTTACTTACCCGTAATGCTTTTGCCATGCAGCGGTAACCTGAGCGCGATAAGCGTCATCAAGCTCGCCCGGCTTCCAGTAACGAGGATCGTCCATCATTTGACGGAGCTTATCTTCAGTAACATTTCCGGTCATTGGCTCGCCATCGAAGCTAGACAAGCTAGGCTCAGACTGCTCAATTCCAATAATTTTCTCTAAAACCTGAATAGCATCAGCAGTCACAGCAAAATCTGCAATTGCGTTGTATTCATTTTCGCTTAGATTCTTGTTTAGCCACATATCCACACGATCAATACGGGCTTGAGCATTCTCGCCAAGGGCTTGTAGTTCAGCACTTCTGTCTGGCAAAGCGCCAAAATTCATTTCAAAATACTTGTTAATGCCTTCTTGAAACTCGTTTTGTGTCAATCCGCGCTCGTAAGCTGTTTCTTTCCACCAGTTAAGCATTGGATCATCATCGTCAATGCTCATGTCCCAACCCTCTGGAACATTAGGAATTTCAGGAAGCTGTAGCTCATAACCGTCAATTGATGAAGGCACACCTTCTGGACGCTCAGATTTTAATTCTTCCTTTAAAGCTGATGCGCGTTGGCTAAATTTGCGCTCTAGCTCACTATACGACTTCGCCATGCCCTCAATGTTTGGGCTATTTGTTTCAGCATTCCAGAATTTTTCTGGCAAATATTCCGGACGTGGAACCGGATCGTTAGATACCGCTTCTGTTGTTGCTGCTTCCGTTACCTCGGGTGCAGATTCAGTTGTCATGTCAGTCATGGCTGATCTCCTTTTTGTGCTTGCTTAATACGTTGCTCAATTATGCCAACAATAAATCGTTGTCCTTCTAAATGAGCAAGAGAATTAGGGTCAAAGTTTGGCCCCATAACACGCTCAATAGATATTGAACGTAGATACTTCAACGCAAATTCACCTGACTTTCCTTTGAAAGCTAGGCCAATTGCTTCGTTGATTTGTTTTTCTGCATCTTCTGACCTTGCAACGCCATCGATGTTTTTCAAGGTAGCATTCCTTCCTGCATGGGTTGAGCTTGTTGCTGTTGTTGCTGCATCATCATTTGCATCTGCTGAGCTTGCGCTTCTTTAGCAGCCATCTGACGTGCAGTTTCGTCAATTAACAATTTTTGCGGACTTTCATACCATGTAGCCAATTGCTTAACCGTTTCACCGGGGTTAATAAACTGAGCTGAAGCTTCAGGCCCCATAGTTTGAGTAATAAGACCAATGAAGTTAGTAAGCTGCATGATGTCTTGATTGCGCTGCGCACGAGCAAGCGGCGACTTTGCAACAATCTTAACTTCACGTCCATCAATTCTTGGTATTTCAATTTTGCCCTGCTTTTTAAGAATAGAAATAACACGCTTGAGAACTGGATTAACAAACTCAGCCTGTAGTCTGCCGTATGCAGAGCCAATGATTTCAGCAAGATTTGCCTGACGAGCAGCGACCTCTGTTGCTGACATCGGTGTAGTATCTGTCCTACCTAAGTCTACGTTGTATAACGCTCGCTTAATGTTTTCCTGCATATTCTGAATAATCAATTGCGATACATCAAAATTAGCAGGAGAGCTAATTGCCTCAAGACCTCTTGAGTTTGGCGATCTAGGAATAATTGTTCCGGGTACTAGCTCAATAGTATCAACATTAATTACGCCATCATCTTCTGCTTGCCAGATACCACCAATAGCCATTTGTGCATTCTCTAGCACAAGCTGCATTGTCAGGTTGGTAACCTTAATTGCGGGCAAAGCATTCATTAATGGGCCGCGACCATAGGTTTCACCTGCCGCTTTTGACCAACGGAAGTTAACCCAAGGACGAGAACCCTCGCCTTTAAATTCACCAGAGATAATTTCTGTTTTTGACTCTAGGTCAATTACGCAATACCGATGAACTTCTTTAGTTTTATCAGACCAATCGCGATATACAGCATCAATGAACGGAACCTCTGAATCAGGATGAGTTTCAATTTTACGTTTAAGCTGATCAGACAATTTAGCTTTAGGCCAAATAGTTAAAACATCTTTACCTTTAACTGATCGCTCACGAAAAACACCATCAATCTGATCGAATGGGCCACTGTCAATTATGACTTGGCTTAACGGAACAGAAAGGAACTTTATCGGATTAACTTCATCGCCTTCTTCAATCAGCATATTGGCTGTGCCAACAGCTAAATCAAGAAATGATTCATGCACTTCTTGTGAAAAGTTTGACTGATGAATAACCTCGCCAACATATTCAGTGATCTCATCTAACTGAGATTGCACTTCATTGCGCGTTTCACGTGGAACATCTGACCCCGGCTCCAATCTAAACCATGTTGAATAGTTAGGAACAATGCCGTTTTGCAATCGAGAGGCAAATTCTTGCACACCAACAACTGCTGTTTCGTCAAAGATTTTATCCATGCGTGATTGCGCGGGAGCTTCCATAAAGAAACCTTCGCGCAACGGCAAGCTGTATTCATAGCACTCCTGCCAAACATCAAGCCAATTCGTTCTTGCTGCTTTAGCTTTTTCGTACCGTTTAATGATGTATTCAGGAGCCGCCATACTTAACCGCCTAAGCCACCGCCATCGCTAGAACCATAACCACCGTAGCCAGACAACATAGTGCGACCACGTTTTTGTGCATCATAGCTTGCTTGACGAGCTTCTTTTTTTGCAATTTCAATCTTTTCTTTCTTAGCCGCTTCTTCGCGTTCTTTACGCTGACGCTCTAATTCAGGATCAGGGCCGGGCGCTTTAGGAGAACTAAGGCTAACTGTCATTAATAAACCAAGATCAAACATATTAACCACCTAAGTTTTCGTTTTCGCCGTAGCCTTTATAACCGCCACCACGCAATAGTGAACGCACAGGACTCATTGCTCTGCGAGGTTTAGCTCTCGATCTAGCTTCAGATACCGCTTCTTTACTTACTTGTTTAGGTGCATTTTGTGTTGGCTTATATTTTTTGCCACCACCACCTGTGATTGCTTTTACAACGCCGCCCATTACCAATCTCCTTTATGGATTTCAACTCCGCCAGTTTTCATAAGATACTTGTACAATTGCCATGGAGTCCAGATAAAAAACTTACTGATTCCAAGCAAATGCTTGATTGCTTCGGTGCAGTATAGTACGGGTACATTAAAAACGGAATTCTTGTCAAGCCTTGGTCTATAGCTAACAATCGTAGCATTGCAATCATTCTTTGCCCAGTCGATGACTTCTTTGGCTTTTAACGGATGATATATCCACATTTGCAAATAACTTGATGTCCAATCAAAAAACATCCAATGATAACTGCCGGGCTGATAGGCTAAAGCAAATACATGGCGGAATCCTGGTCTTGTGTGGAAAAAATAATCCCACCACTTAATTGGTCTGTCAGGCTCAACAAAAACTATAAGCCAGTCGAATTGCGGCGTTTGACCGAGTTCCACCCCTGATTCTGTTTTCCGAACCCTGCCCTTTGATCCCAGATATTCCATCCTTTCCGTCCATTAGCCACTTGCGAAGGCTTGTTGGCGTTAGTTGTTAGTGCGCGACCTTCGCCCGCACCAATGAATAGGTACTGCAACGCATCGTGTACGTGCGAGTATTTGTTCTTTGTCGGCTTTTCTTCGTAGCGAACCTCGCCACCGACCGCAACACGGCGATAGTTGTAGCCACCACGGAAGCCTTTTACTAGGGTTTTGCAAGATTCATTGATTACAAATCCGGCTCGACCGTCAACCATACGTCCCAATGGTGCTTGGACTGCCTCAATTCGCAGAACTGGATCGTTACTTGGCGCCGGATACGCCTTAATTCCATTGGCTCGTAGGATTTGAAACGGCGTAATTTCATCGGTCTGCGCTCTAAAGTCACCGGCGGGGTCGCCGTAGATGTGCA